TCAAGGCTACCTCCTGCTCTTTTTCTTTTATATATTTTCCACTTTTAATTCTCTGGTCTTTTGGCTTCTTAGCATTTGCAGGAATTGCCCAATAAGAACCAATCTTTGTAGCACCTGGAATGCGTTCCTCAGCGCAGAGCACTTGAATCCTTCTGACTGAAATGCCCCATTTCTCTGATGTTTGTTTTATTGACAAATATTCCATCATAATCTCCCCGCAAATAACTTTACAGTTACATTCACTAACGATAGTATATTCCAAACCGCGAATAAAATCAATTCGCAAAACCCGCAAAAAAAAGCAGGGAAGTTCCCTGCCCAATATGCGTCTGCTTTATCGCTCAATATTAATCTCTACCTTTGCTTTAAAGCAAACCGTAAATTTACCTTCATATACCTTTATCTGCTCAATATACTTTCTAACCATTCCTTCGTCGTATTCTGACAGTTCCTGATCCGCATCTTGAAGGAAATCGGTTAGTTCTGCAATTCTCTTTTTCACACCCTCTGTCTCTGCTCTCTGTACCAGGAGTTTCTGTTTCTCTTCTCTTAAATTATCTATCTCATCGACAAGTGCTGTATAATCTTTTTTTGCATGAGCAAGCTTTACTAGCTCTTTCTGCTTTTTCTTTAGGATAACATTCACCTTTTCTATCTCATCGGAATTATCGTCAGCAAGTGCCGTTTCTATATTATCCTTTAATATCCGCATCATTCTGTCTGAGCAGCTAAGTAGCTGATTGATTGCCTTGACGGTTGCATTTTGAAGTTCTGATTCCTGCACGGTTGATGCATCACAAGCGAATGGACCATTCTCCACTCTCGTGCAGCATCTCCATACTGTGGATTTCTTTCCTCTATTGTTCCAGACAATTCGTCTGTAGATATCTCCGCACTTTGTGCAGGTACAAATGTTAGAAAGAGCATATTTACTGGAATAGATTCTTTTCTTTTTACCATCCTTTCCACTCGTAAGATTGGCTCGTCTAATCATTTCTTCCTGCACCTGTGCAAATATATCTCGTGCTATAATGGGCTCCTGGCTGTCTTTCACATAATACTGCGGAACTGTCCCGTCATTTTTAATTCGGATTTTTTCTATATAATCTGTAGTAATCGTTTTCTGCAGAAGCGCATCTCCCATGTATTTTTCATTTCTAAGGATCCCACGAACAGTGCTTAAATGCCATTTATATCGTTTGCCACCAGTCTTGATTTTGTCTCGTTCCAATCCTTCTGCAATGTCTCTTAAACTAGCTCCTTCTAAATATTCTCTATAAATTCGGCGAACAATCTTTGCTTCATCCTCATCAATGATAAGATTGCCCTCATCATCCTTTGTGTAACCAAGGAAATGTTCATGATTAACCAGCACCTTTCCTTCCTGGTACCGGAACTGCAGTCCAAGCTTTACATTCTGCGACAAGGATGCAGATTCCTGCTGTGCCAGCGAGGCCATAATGGTAAGAAGCAGTTCTCCGGATGCTTCCAATGTATTGATGTTTTCCTTTTCGAATATAATGGCTATATTCTTTTCCCTCAGCTGTCTCACATATTTCAGGCAATCGATGGTGTTTCTTGCGAATCGGCTGATGGACTTTGTAATAATCATATCGACCTTTCCGGCCATACAATCATCGATCATTTCATTGAAGCCTTCTCGCTTCTTGGTATTGGTGCCGGAGATACCATCGTCCGTATAGATTCCGGCGAGTTCCCATTCTTTATTTCTGCCAATATATTCTGTGTAGTGCTGAACCTGCATTTCATAACTTCCCGCCTGTTCATCGCTGTCAGTACTGACTCGGCAGTACGCTGCGACCTTTAGCTTTGACTTATTTTCTTCTTTTGATATTCGGTTGCCCGCCCGCCTTCTGGCAGGAATCAATGTTACATTTTCATTCATTTGCTACCTCCGTAATCTGACTGTACGCATACTCTGCCTGCTGGTATGGATCATCATATTTTTTCGTAACTTTCCCGATGGCGAAAGTGCCAACTTCCGCTTTGGTAGGAACCTTATACTCTCTTATTCGATTTTGCCTTCTCGCATTACTTTCTCGGATTTCCTGTACCTTTGCAAAAGTATTCTCATCCACAATCTGCGGATAATACTCAGTGCCAATATACACCTTATTTTTCAGAAATCTGCCAATCATCGAATGGGTTTTATCAATACCCGCTTTCTTAGCAGCGGCTCTCATAGATCCACATTCCATATATTCACGAAATAGTCTCCTCACTTTTTCTGCATTGTTTTCATCAATGACTGCTTTTCCGTCTTCAATGATGTATCCAAAGGGTGTATGTGTCATGCTCTCACCAACCTTTCCGTCAAATTCAGTCCGCATTTCAAATTAAAGGTTATCTCATCTCTGGAACGGGCTGTAATCGTATCAACATATTCTAGAAACAATGTATCTTCAAACGCTTTGATTTCTGTTTTCTTTGATACAAACCGCATGAGTTTTTGTGCCTCATACAAATGTGTAAGATCACCGCTAATACTTTTTGAAAGAACTTCTTTTTCTTTTGCAAGTCTGTCAGCCTCCAAGGTCAGCCTATTCTTTTCTGCATGAAAAATCTCCGGGGCTATATAACCAGAAGCCATCAGATTGGTGAGAACCATTATCTGCTCTGCGTTCTGTTCTATCTGTTCTTCTAAATCTAGTATCTGATGTAATCTTCCTCTATTATTCGTTCCCTTGAGATCTGAAATAAATGGTTTCAGCACCTGTGTCTGTGCTGTCTGAAGTTTTCTGATCATTCTCAAAAATGCAAGCTTGATATCTTCGTCACGAATAAACATCATAGAACAAGCATTTTTATCTGTTATATGTGTGTTACAGGTCCAAGACACATATTTTCCACTTGGCTTATAATGCTGTCTTCGCTTAAATTTCGCTCCGCATTCCCCGCAGATAATCTTCCCAGAAAATGCATAAAGGTGTTGGTACTTTCCAATACCTGTTTCGATGCTTTTTTCCTTGCCTCGTTGCTCCATTACTGCTGCCGCCTTATCAAAAATCTCATGACTGACAATTGGCTCATGGTGATTTTTGCAAAGGTACATATTCTTTTCCCCATAATTGTGGTGACGATTGAAATTATCATCCGTGTAAGTCTTTTGAAAGATTACATCTCCGGTGTACTTTTCATTCTGCAGAATTCCTCGCACCGATGTTGAGCACCATTTTCCGCCCTTCTTGCTTGGAATGCCTCTCCGATTGAGTTCTTTTGCTATTACATAAGTTCCCATCCCGTTAATCGTCATGGTAAAAATATCTCGGACAATCTCTGCCTCATCCGGAACAATAACCATCTTTCCATCCTTGTTCTCATATCCATATGGAGGATAGCCGATAATAAATGTTCCTTCCTCATAGCGATATTTAACAGACCATTTGCTGTTTTGAGAAATGGATCTTGACTCACTTTCCGCAATAGAGCTTAATATGGAGAGCATCAGTTCTGAACTCATGTGTTCCGTATCGATATTTTCCTTTTCAAAGTACAAGTAGATATTCAGCTTTGCCAGCCTTCGTACCATCTCCAGACAATCCGCCGTGTTTCTTGAAAATCTGCTGATAGATTTCGTGATCACACGGTCGATTTTTCCATCTTCACAGTCTTTCAGAAGTGCAAGCAGTCCATCGCGCTTCTCCACCTTAGTGCCACTGATGCCCTCATCATAATAAAGGCCTGCATATTCCCATTCTGGATTGGAACTTATAAAATTGTCATAATGCTCCTTCTGCGTTTCCAAACTCAGTAGCTGCTCATCGGATTTGGTGGATACTCTGGCATAGGCAGCAACTCGTGTTTTCTTTTTCTCTGTGAAGTCTCTTGCCACTTCAATTTTCGTTATCCTTGCCATCGTCTCACCTCCTTGCTTTGGCAGTACTATATATCACTCTAAAGGGTGTAATTATCAAGTTATATATCCAACAAGTCGCTATAAAACGGAGAGAAATTTTGAGCATTTAATTCCGATATTCTGTCATATTCATCAATGGATATAAGGCCCTGTTCAAGCAGATTTTTCGTTATCTTCTGTGCCATTTCATATTCAAAGTCTTTTTGCATAGCTTTCTTTGTCATCCTGCGCGGAGGAACTTTGGCTGCAATAGGAACGTTCTTACTCACCTGCATCTTCTCTACCTCCAAATCGATCACTTACATAGCATCTGTGACAGCAGTATTTACGATTGCTATTTCCATAGGAAATGAAAGTCTTCCCACAGTATTCACAAATGCACTCATAATTTGCTTTTCGTTTAACCAGATCAAGATGGCTATTCCACCATTTATTTCTGCAAATATCTGAACAGAACCTTTTCTGTTTTCTGCCAGGATTCTGACGGACTGGCTTACCACAGCATCTGCAGGCAGTTACCATCCCATCTCCCGGTCCGGCCGTCCCTGTTCTTACTCCACCTAATCCGTTTCTTTTGCAGAATGTTTTGATGGTATTAATGGATACCGATAATGTATCTGCTACTTCCTTATAGCTCATGCCCTTTTCCCGATATATTTGTACTAACTTTTTCTGATTCTCTGTCATCCTGACACCTCCAATTTCTGAGGTCATCACCTCTACCAGTGAAAGGACAACTAGCTCTGTTTTAAGTACCAAAGGGCAAAAAAAATAATGCCCGTCAGAGGTATTAATCTCTAACGGGCATTGCTTTGCTTCCTTATTAAGTTATTTCAAAAGTCCGTTCACTCTCTTCTGCACGGCATTATAGTTATATCCGGCAGCTGTAAGTCTTTTCTTTCTGTCCGTGCCGTTTCCCCACTTGCCTTGAATAACTTCTCTGGCAACCTGATCTACTGATTTAGTTCCAGAATTCTTCTTCTCACTTGATGTATCTTTTTTTACGGCAGAAGATCCGCTAAGATTTGCCGTCACCTTTTTAGCAAGATCACCAAGTCTTGAGTAAAGCCAATCTCCCGGGCAGGACTTATTGGCAAACCATCTGTGAACTGTAAGTACCATTTCATCGGATTTTGGCTTGTAATTCAGTGCCTTCGACTTGCTTCCAAGCCACAGAAGTTTCTTCTTGCCATTGCGCTTGCAGATATCGGTGCAAAGCTTGATAAGAGACGCATACACTTTATTGTTCATGGCATAAGGATGTTTTGTATCCGATGCACATTCAATCGTCACAGCTCTCTGATCATTGGAATTGGAAGAAGAACACCAGGAGCGATTTTTCTCTTCCACATACATGCCAACTCTTCCATCTGGACCAATGCCATAGTTGCAGCTTGCCTGTCTGGATCTTGGTGCAAAGATGTTTCCTAAAGTTTCTACACTGCACTGACCTACTACGCAATGCGGTGTAATTCTGTCAATGGAATGTGTTCTCTTTCCGGAATGATTTGGACTGAGTCTTGTGTAAGATACCATTTTACTGTTTGTATAAGCCATATTATTTTTCCTCACTTTCTGCTCTGCCTTGGAGCTACTCAAATAACGATTTGATTTTTTCTTTGTATCTGATGTAAAAAATAAAGTCCCGACAGGATTTCTCCCATCTGGACTTCAACTCGTCTTTATGTGTTTTCTATTAATTATCTGTAAAAAATAATGCCTCCCTCCACGCATCAACATATCCACTTTTATATGCAATCTCTATCATCCTTTCGGCATCACACTTTAAAAGTTTATTGTCTTCAAATCCTTCCAGAAGATAATCGATTTCTTGGGGAAATTCTCGCTTTGAAAAGAATTCTTCATTTCTTGTATTATGCTGTGGCTTTTCCATATTAACTTCTCCATTCTTTTAACAATTAACAATTTGCTGTATGTTACCATGCTATCTCCGTAGAATCAAGTTATACTGCAAATAAAAACTGGTTCAGTAAAGTTTCTTTTCAAAGACCAAATGAATCACAATATACTTATTTTGTTTTACTACTTATACTAATCTTCATCCCCCACCTCCTGTTCTGCTCTGTCATGGAGCTGCTCTAACACTGCTTTGATTTTTACCGGAATAGGAAGCCCCAGATGTCCTGCATTCTCAAGAAGGCTTACTCCTTCATTTGAAATGTAGAAAAAGATAACTGCCGTTCTAAGTACGCTGCCTGTGCCAATCACCTGCATATCCAGAATGTTTGCAATCCCTACAAGCAGAAAAATAAGGACCTTTCTGCAGATGCCTTTAAAACCAACTGCACTAGATAGCTTCTTATCTGCAATGGCGCACATCACTCCCGTAATGTAGTCAGTGATGACAAATAAGAGCAGTGCAATAAGCAAACCATCACAGCCACCTAGAAAATATCCAAGCCATCCTCCGATTCCGGCAAATAAAAACTGAATCATGTTCCAAAATTCCTTCATTAATAAATCCTCCGTTTCCTAAAAATTTGTATAGAAAAAGCGACTGCTCAAATATAAGCAATCGCCTCATCTAGCAGTAAGTATTAAGCCGTTCTTTTCCACATATAGCAGGTAACATACGGCTGAATGTTATTATGACGATTGGAAGCATTGGAAGCTGAGATCGAATGCGTGTGGGATGCACTTTGATTTCCAGTTTTCCAAGTTGAAGTTGCTCCTCCGGATGCAGTTCTTCTTACAAAAGCACCTCTTCCGCTTGGGTCTGAGCCACTTGCTGCTGCACCGCTGTCGGCATTATATGTAAGAGAATGCGTATGAGAAGCACTCTGGCTTCCTGTTTGCACAGCCTTTTGTCCACTCTCTGCCCCGGTCAAAAGATGCGTATACTCTCCGCCCGTTTGATTTGCTGCAGAAAAGTCCACGGACGTATTGTTGCTGTCGGTACCTGTTCCAACACCGACAGGCACTCTTCCTTCTCCCCAGGATACCCAAATTCCACCCATGATGTTTGTTGGATTTGCAGAACTGGTACTCATATAGATGCTGCCAATCGGATACAAAAGATCCAGTAAAAGAGCAGGAAGCTTTCCTTTAGGACAAAGCATATTCACTAGATTGTTTTGAATCTGCTCCATCATATCCCGCACTTCCAGCACTGTTCCGTCATCCAGTACGCAGGATAATTTTTTCCTAAAAACAGCATTGAAGTTGCAGTCCAGCGTATCTGCAAGAGTCGCTTTTTGTCCAAACGCAACACCTCTTCCCCCATGCAGAAAGTGCATAAGATACACCGCTGTTGAAACAAAGTCCGAATAAGTCACGGTATTAAATTCATCCGATAATGTATAAAGAACATCATAACTGTATTCCGGATCCAAATCATTGTTTGCACATACATTGGAGCCAGGGTTTATCTGCACTTCATTTCCATAATTCTTAAGGTCTGTTCTCTTGTATTTTACAGTGAGAGTAAGTGTATTTTTCCCCAAGCAGGAAGAAAACACGGCAGAAGTCGTACTCAAGAAGTACGTTCCATCATTATCCGTTTCGCCCAATGCATTGCACCGTTCGCTCTTTATACTGGATAATTTAGGAGATGCATATGACACAATGGAAACAACGGCACTCTTGTTTACCGTCCTGTTTCTGCTGTCCGTCACTGTAATCATAACGCTCACTTCTCCGCTTTGTGAGATATGATCCATTTCCGGTAGTTCCGGATAATCTGTTGTCCGGATCCTGCTGTCTGCTGTCATTTTCACTTTTTTAATTTCCGAACCATATGCCCCTGCGCAGCTAATTGATTTCAGTTTAAGCCCGCTTTGTCCCTGTACATAAATTTCCCACGAAGAAGGAACTACAGAATCATCCACATCTGAAAACGTTACGGACGAAATACTGGGAATTACAGTGTCCGGAACAGATACCGTAAGATTAGCTGTAAATGTCTTGTACACTTTTCCTCCAAATAAAACCTGTCCGGTAATACTTGCAGCTCCAGTGATATCATCCGTCACTGCATTACACCAACTGATAGGAATTGCATAAGAAATCAATGATGCGGAGGAGCTTATCGTGTTGCTGTATGATCCTAATTTAAAGGTTGCCTTATAGGCTGCATCCGAAGATGTGCAGTCAAATTTCACCGAAGACGCTGTGCTTCCATTCATCAAGCCGCCAGACGCACGGATGCCGTTCCCGGCTTTTTCAATCTCATAAAACGAAAACACTTCTTCATATAGCTCCGATCCATCTACAGTGATTTTCAGTGTGAAAAATGGTTTGCTGATCGATAATGTCGAACTGGTCATCTTTGTATACTTCTTAGTTCCCATAAAATCTTCGCTCTTATTGACGGTCCATGTCAGACTCTGTTTTGCTCCATCCACATAGATTGCCACTCCATTCTTTGAATCCGCACCATATAGTGCGGTCGATGCCTGAAACACAATCGACAGCTTCGTTGTGGCTCCGCTTACCGATCCATTCGCCGTAAGATAATACAGCGACTTTGTCAGTTTTCTAGTTGTTAAGCTCATAGACTATCTCCTTTCTATACATTTCTCCATTTGATTCCCATTCCCTGAGGTGTGGAAATAAAATCAAAATATCCACCATCTGATGCGGCTCCCACACTCAGCTTATCCATTGCTTCGATTGCATTGATGTGCATCTTGTTATACTGAATATAGGCAACCTCCATACCATTCTGTTGAAAGCTCATCTTTTCATTATCGATAACAATCGAATACGGTGACTCATCTCCGGCATTTTGCTTTCCAATGCTTAAACCTTTTTCTGTGAACCTCAGATAAATGCTTGTTTCCAATTTATAATTTTCAAGATCCTGTTCCTGTTTATCCACAGCATCACGAACAGACGAAATAGTGATCTGCATTCCACTTGCATTCTGCTCCACATCTGTTACTCTTCGTTCCAGTTCTTCTACTGTTGAGCCATCCACCTTCGTCTTAACCATTTCTACGGTGCTGTTTATCCGATCCGATGTTTTCATGATTTCGGCAGATGTCTGACTGACTTCCTTTGTCAAAACATCTGCCGCATTTTTTAATTCATCGATACTCTCTTCATATCCTGTGAAATTTTGAAAAGTATGTTGGCAGCACGTTAGTAATGTCATAGTGCATCACCTCCCGTATCAGCTGGACACATCACACTGAAGCGTCATAATACTGTCAATGTCTGCTGCAGATAAATAAATAACCTTGCCCGCCTTATTAAAAGTCATTTCTTTTCCGTCTTTATCCTGCGCATACCATGTATACATAAGGCTTTGTTTTTCCGAAGCACTGATCCATGAAGTTCCGTTATATTTCATCAAGGTCACACTTTTTTCTGTGTGATCAATCTTATACCAGAAATCTCCGGACTTTGGTGCAGAAGGTGCGGTTTCACTAATACTTCCAAGAAGTGAATCTACTTCCTTCTGATTGGTTCTTACAATTACATAAGGAACTACACCGCCTAAATTATTCTTCACCGTATATCCGCCAATGGACAGCATTTCTGAAACATACGGATCCGACTTATCTTCCACTGTGATAACATCCACATAAGCTTTCCCACCGTAGGTCATGGTGCATCGGTAAGACTGAATATTTATAATATCCGAGCCGGATACTGTAAGCGTTTCGGATGTTGCCCCGCTGATATTTGTCCATGAGCCGCTGGAATATTTCGCCCACTGATATGCTGCTGATGTGATCGCTGTGGAACCTGCATAGGCGGATGTCGCAAGCAGAATACTGCCCGACTGATTCTGCACGATGGTTCCATTGGGTGCATAAACAGAAAATACTACTGCCGATGCACCATTGCTTCCCGCTTTGGATTTTGTCCAGGTAAAAACCTTTGTAACTGTCTTTCCGGAGATCGTAAATGTCAGCGTGATATTGCCTGTTAATGCTGCATCTGCTCCAAGATTTGAAGATGCCGCTACAGAAAGTTCCAGCTTTCCTGCTGCACTGGATGTTGCAGCTGTATTCGTTTTTACTGTAATTCCTGTTGCCAGTGTTCCCACAGCACAAGTGCAAGCCGTCTGCGTAATACCTACATATCCGGTAAAAGGAATTGTAATGGTGCTTGCAGCAGATGTCTTTCCTGCTGAAGTACAGGCAATCGTCTGGGTTTCATTCCCAAGAACCACAGAAAGACCTCCTGTTCCGGCAGATCCCGGATTTCCCTTATCTCCTTTGGCTCCATCATAGATTTTCGTAATCGTGACAGTATCAAACACATCACTCTCTGAAGTTGTCACTCTGATCTGAGCCACGTTGCTGACGAAAATGCTATGAGCCGGCTTCACCACCAATGTTCCTCCAGTAATGGAAGTATTGTCGGAGGTGGTCGGATAATCTGTCCATGCACCGCTGCTGTTTTTATACTGCCATTTGCTGATGGTCACCCCTTGAACCTGTGCCGTCAGTGCTGCCTGAGAAGCACCTACTAAAGCCTGAGAAGTATCATACTTAAAGACGTAGGTATCACTGCTCACCGTACACAGCTTTGCATTGGCTGCATTCTTCACCAGAGTATAGGTAATATCCGCAGTGATATTGATTGTATTCTTGGTTTCAGAATCATAGTAACTGATATAGCAGATGTAGGTGATCATGCCGGAAGCAGCTGCCGCCAGCTTATTCTGATTGACCGTAAGCACTCCGCTTTTTACAGTCTCACCGGAAGTCAGTGCGGTTTCTGATGCCACACCATCTTTTCTTTTCCATGCAATCGTCACTCCTGTTGCAGTCGGAGATACATTGGTCTGATCCAGAAACAGCACAGGTGTCAATACAAGGTTTGTACTGTCCCAGCTTGGTGCATAGGTATGCGGCAGTACGTTGGGATCTTCACTCTGGGTCTTTGGAAGATTGGATGTGATATATGCCGATAATTTTCGCTGATCCGTGATGTCCACAAATGTCTGCTGACTGGATGTTAAAATCGTAGCCATTTAAATTCCTCCTTATATTTCTACTTCACAATAAAAGGACGCATTGTCTAACACGTCCTCTGTCGTAATCGTTATTTGTTTCATGCCGATGTGGTTCTTATCCCACTCTTTATCTGCTTCTTCATCCGAAGAGTTTCGATGCCATATAAAGCAGCTTGCATCTAAAGTATCGGTGATTTCCTTATCCCAGGAATACACCTTGCAGTACATGGTGCTTTTCTGACCTTTATTCTTAAAAATACTGACTCCATCTACAATCAATTCCGTCCGATACATTTTCTGTGAATTGATCGTATCAAGATCTCCGGTAATCTTCTCGATTTTCGTGGTCTGGCCGAAAATATCATCTTCCAAAGAGGAAATGCTACTGCCTTGTTTGGCGGATGCCGATGTAAGCGTTACATTCGTTGCTCCTATCGTGATGGTGTTTCCGGCAGGATTTAAATAGTCTCTTTTTCTTCCAAGCACAAGATATCTTCCATCAATCCCGTGTGGTTTTGAATAACAGTCCACATACATCCTGGATGTAATATCATCAATTGTACTGTCACTGTCTGATTCATCTAAGATTGTCAGTTCCATACTTGTGATACCTTTTGCCAGTTCCTTCACTCTTGCTTTTGCTTTTCTCAAAAGGTTTAACGGCTTGGTGACATCCTCCCATATTTCAGTTGCCCATATCCATCCGATTTCCTTGACGGCATCCTCATCCGTGACATAATTCAGTCCATGATTTACTTCTGTAATATCAATTCGTTCATCCAGTTCTGTTACGTTTCCATCTTCATCTTCTTCGGTCTTTTTCGCACCGAATGGAATCAAGGCTGTCACTCTTTCGGTATGGTCCTTGGTTATTTTTACATCTAGAAGATTTTTCCCGAATTCCACTTTTTGCAGGCTTCTTTCATCGAAATCTTTGAGATAATCCAAAACCCTCTTTGAACCAATATAGCGAACCCGAAGATATCCTCCGTGCGTATCAATCAGTTTATTTTTTATGGCATCCATCGTCACAGAATAATCCGAGTTACTGTAAGCAATATAATCGTTATCGTCTGTCACCGTAATTCTGCCGATTTCAAACTGCTTCTGCTCTTCTACCGATTGATTATGCACATTTACAAATTGCTCAAATAATCCTCTTAATGTCCCCTTATATTCAAAGGGTGGCTGCATAGTATCTTTCAGATAAGCCAAACAGGATTCACAGGTCCAAGTATGGGTGTTGTAAAAATCGGATCCATCATCCAGCGCTCTTCCTTCAAATACCACTTCATCATCCTTTTTGCACTGAATTACTGATGCCATTGGCCGAATAAAATCAATGTAAGGATGATTATATGGTGCAGACAAAGTAAAGCTGTCGATGTTTTCTGCATCCTCACTTACGGTTGCCTCTGTAATAGCAAGCTTCGATAAATGGGGATGATAAAAAATCTGACCATCCACATATACTCTAAAGATACTCATAGGCATCCCTCCCGGTAACGGAAAGTAGTACTTCCATCACTCTCGATTTTGATGCTGTTATCTCCAAAGCTAAGCTGCAGCTCTGGAATTTCCCATGTGCCACTGCTCAGTGTTCTGCGGAAAGTATCTGTTCCAATTTTCCAAGACATCGTGGTTTCTGCTGTCGTTATAACCGTAGGAACTACAGGCATATAATCACTTACAAGCACTGCCGTTCCACTTCCGGTAAAAACAACCTGTGTCTCTTCCACATGATACCTGTAGGAATCTGCATCACCGCTTTCCATAACAAGCTGACCCTTTCCGGTAAGTGGATCATAGGAAGAACTCATCTCAATCGTTCCAAGAACATATAGATTGGGTTCTTCACTGCAGATGATTTGGCACAGCCTTCCGGCATAACGATTGCTCACAATGGAAACTAGCTCATCAAACTTTACTCTTTTTCCCAGCATGGAAAACGTCAGTGTAAAGGCTCTCGGTTCAAAAGATACCAACCCAAGAGCCTCGTTAAACCGGATCGGCGAATTTCGTCCAGGTACGGTAACGGTTTCTGCCTGGGACTTCGGTATGGGAAAATCCACGGTTTCTCTTATCCATCCAAGCTTAAGCATCGAAGTGTCGTTGATCAAAATATCTGGTATCATAGTGCAAGCCTCCTTGTTATTTTCTGCTGTTTTCCAAGACCATTATCGATTGCCGGAAGAAGATGTCCCACCAGTGTTCCATCCTCCAGATAGATTCCCTTCGAACTATTGTCCGCAATAATAGCCAGATACTTTTCCATACCGCTCATATCCAGCTTGCTGTCAATCATCGCTTCCAGCTGTTTATAAAAAGCAGAAAGCGGCAAGATGGCCTCTGCACCCGACTCTCCTCCTACCATCAATGAAGATCCATTCATACCAAATGCGGTAGGCTTGGTCATGATACCTCCATCCTTATACCAATCGATAGAAAGGTGCGGAACAGATGGCGGTGCAATGGAAAGACTGCCCGTTACTCTAAAGTGCGGGAGTTTGATATGAGGGAGTGAAATCTTCATGCCAGAGAAAAATCCCTTGATGGCATCGACCACGCCTTTGACCTTATTCTTTGCCGCCTCAATTGGTGTAATGATTGCAGACTTTATTCCGTTCCAGACCGAAGTTGCGGTACTCTTGATGCTGTTAAATACAGAAGATACCGTACTCTTCACCGCATTGAATACCGTACTGACGGTGTTCTTGATAGCATTCACCGGAGTGGTAACGGCCGTCTTTACTCCATTCCATACTGTAGCAGCTGTGTTTTTAATGGCATTAAATACTGTAGTTACAACGTTTTTGATAGCGTTCACCACTGTTGTAACAACCTGCTTTATTGCATTCCAGACCGTAGTAAATACCGTTTTGATACCATTCATCACTGTGCTGATAACAGAAGAAACGGCATTGATAACGGTAGTCACCTTTTCTTTTATCGCATTCCAGACGGTAATAATAACGCTCTTGCAGTTTTCCCAAATAAATCGAAATGGCACTGTGATGATGTCAAATGCAGCCTGAAAGAAAGATGCAATGAACATCACGGCAGTTGTGACAACATTCTTGATACCGTCCCAGATTCCCGAAAAGAAGGAAGCGATACTATTCCACAGATTCACAAAGAAACTCTTGATACCAGACCAAGCCTCATTCCAACTTGCGCCAAACCATCCAAGCACCACATTGGCAGCGTTCTGAATGACGTTCATATAGTTTGTAAATGTATTCTTAATGAAATCCCAAACAGAGCCGAAGATGCCTTTGACACCCTCCCACACCTGATACCAGTTTCCGGTAAAGATGCCGATAAACACATCGAGGATTCCTGTGATAACTCCAAGTGCTCCCTCCAGAATATTAGCAATTTGCGTAAATACTCCTTCAAATACCGGAGCCAGGAAATTACATAATGCATTCCAGATGGCAGATACCACTTCTTTGAAGTTCTGAAAATCGAAGCCCAGTGCGTTCAGTCTTTCGGTAATACCTTGTGCAAAGCTGCTGAAAATTTCTTTGATCCGATTCCAAATCCCAATGATGCTGTCTCTAAATTTCTCATTTGTGTTCCATAAATGAATAAATGCAGCTACTAAAGCTCCGATGACTGCCACCACTGCGACAACTGGAGCGGAAATGCCACCAATAGCTGCACCGACCTTTCCCATTACACCAGACATTCCTCCGGCATTTGCAACAAGGCTTGTGATTTTAAGACCGAGCTTACTGAACACTTGCATAGTCACACCCACTTTGGATATAACCGTGCCAAGGATCACAAGGAATGGACCTAAAGCCGCAACAAAAAGACCGACCTTTACAATGACCTGTCTTGTGCCCTCATCAAGATTATTCAGCCAATCTACAAAAGACTGGATCTTAGAAACAATATTTTTTACCATCGGCATCAGTGTTTCACCAATGGAAATAGCAAATCCCTCCACTGCAGATTTCAAAATGGTAAGCTGCCCCTTTAAGTTATCAAGCTGGGTATCCGCCATCTTCTGTGCTGCTCCGCCACTGTTTTCAATAGCTGTCTGAAGATCCGTCCAGGTATCTCCGGTATTGGCAAGAAGTGCATTGACCGATGCAAGGTCTGTCTTGTTGAAAATAGTCGCTATGATGTTTGCCTTTTCTGCCGAAGTCATACCGTCCATTGATTTATTTAGATCACCCAGAATATCATTTAATGAACGCATATTTCCTTCTGAATCGTAGGTCTGAACACCTAATTTTTCCATTGTCTTGGCAGCACCATCCGTTGGATTCTGCAGAGACAGAATAACATTTCGAAGATGCGTACCGCCTTCAGCACCTTTAATACCGTTGTTAGCTAAGATACCAAGAGCTGTATTCAGTTCGGCAGTACCACCTTTAACACTCTTTGCGGTTGCACCGATAGTAAGGATACCTTCGCCAAGCTGACCTACCGATGTGTTTGTACTGGATGCGGTTTTTGCCATCTGATCTACCATCTTATTGGCATCCTTAGTTTTTAGTCCAAGCGCAGACATGGCATCTGTTACCATGTCGGATGCAGATGCCAGGTCAATATTTCCCGCAGCTGCTAAATTCAAAACTGTTGGCAGCGTATCACACATTTCCTGCGTATCATATCCGGCAAGAGCCAGATAATTTAGAGCCTCAGCACACTCACTTGCAGAATAAGCAGTCTTTGCACCCATGGTCTTTGCCAGGTTGGATAAGGTATCCATTGTATTAACGGATTGGCCATTCACCTTGGACATGGAATTCTTAGTAATTCCCATTGTTGCCTGTACCTGGCTCATGGAAGATTCAAAATCCGCTGCAGTCTTTACAGCAGCACCGCCCATCGCAGTAACTGCCGCTGATGCGACAGATACTTTCTTTCCGGCATTTGCAATACTATCTCCGGCATTTTCTAATTTCCCGCCAACCTCACCAATCTTTGTCAATGTCTGATTGGTCTTGGATGCCTGTGATTCAAGCCTTTTAAGTTCTGCCTCTGTTGCGGCAATTTCCCTTTGCAGTGCATCGTATTGCTCCTGAGTAATCTCACCCCTTTGCAGCTGTTCATTTGCCTGCTGTGCAGCAGTTTTCAGGGTTGTCAGTTTCTCTTTTGTTTCTCCAATTGCCTGCGTCAGAAGTTTCTGCTTCTGTGCAAGCAGATTGGTATTGGTCGGATCCAGTTTTAGAAGTCTTTCTACATCCTTTAATGCGGATTGTGTATTCTTAATCTGACCATTAACACCTTTTAAGGCATTCTGAAGTTTGGTAGTATCACCGCCAATTTCGACAGTGATACCTTTGATTCTGTTTGCCATTGGCGTCTACCTCCTAAAAAATTGCATAATAAAAGCCCGGATTTCTCCGAGCATAGAAAAAGCACCAACCATTTCTGATTGATGCTTTTCAAAACTTATTGTTAATCTAAAAGACCATTTTCAACGTCAACACATTCAATAGTAACTGTTTTACCACAATCATCGCACTCATGATCCACTTCAAAACTACTATCTAATGCTTCTACATTTGATGTGAAGTAAAAACCAGCATTATATTCACCACAATATGGACAATGCCAGTCCACACTGATAAAACCACCTGCATCGTCTTTTGATATTTTTGCATTTAATCCTCGAACTCTACGCATAACGCACCTCCCAATTATAATTTAAAATAATTATAATTGATATTTTAGAAACTGTCATTACTATTTTATTAAAACTTATCAAAATCCTCCTGTGTTGCAATACTGTCATATTTCACGGAGTCATTTGCTTTCTCCGTCCAGATATCCATCACCATTCCAATGGTCAGATAATCCAGATCTCCGATGGAAATACCTACCTCAAGGCAACGCAGAAGGAATAATGGCGTGGTCATCTCCCGACTACTGCGTTTAAGTTTTTTTTAGAATCAATATCTGTAATTAGGTTTGTCCCCCATAAAGCAAGAATCTCCGGCAGCACTTCATAGATGGAGAACATCTCAAACTGATCCAGCCAGTCATCGATATTATCTGGAATCGTGTTGTCTGCATGATAGGCCATGATATATGCCACATTCTCAAAGATCTCAAGATCATCGATTGCAAACTCTTCGCCCTCTTCTTTACTGCCTTTATATGAACTTTCCAATTTTGCTAAGTCCTTGAAGATATCTCGTTTGAACTTTGCACGATATAATCTTGGAACAGTGGCAGAGGAACGAAATACCACATCTTTATCCCCAATTTTAATTACTTTCTTCAGCATGATTATTTACCTCCATTTACAGCTTGTGCTGCCTTGGCAACAGGAACATAGACCGCTTTGTACCAATCGTTGTAAGTAGCATCCGTAGTAGTATCTCCGGTTCTTGATTTAACGAGACCATCTTCTCTTGGATCTGCTGTAAGAGATAACGTCTCTGTTCCCGGTTCAATCGTGTCCTCTTTAGTTTCAGACTCAATAGAAGGACGAGATGCAGAGCAGTTATATAAAACGTGACGGATGCACTTCACATCTCCGTCAAACTCAAACAGAAGTGCAAACTTCTCCGTTTCTGTAATATTTGAGTTCTCAACAAGAACCCCATTTTTATCCAGTTCTTCCTTCAGAATATCTGTTCTGAACCATTCCGGAATCAGTGCAATTTCCAAATCACCGCTGTATCCGTTATTGGATACCGAACGGAAATATACGATGCCGTCTGCATAGAACGGAGAAGAATCCCCCTCTGCATCCAAACTGATGCTTACTGCTCCTGGAATTGCCTTTGGTGTTTCGTATGTGTAACTTCCATCTTCACCTTTTGTCAGCTTTGCCGCATGAACATTTTTAAGATTGTATTTTACTTTATTCGCCATAGCTTTATGCCTCCATTTCAAATGAATATAGGACTTCGTACATTTTTTCACTTTCAATCCACGTTTCTGTGTGGTCATAAAAAACACCGTACTTATCCAGCACGGTTTCCACTTTGTCTTCTACCGACAAGTCCTTAAAATCGGTATAAAGTTCAATATGAATTTCATTGATCTTTTGATACACTTTTCCATCCGCTGAGAAATGATCTGTTCCTGGAATGAGGTAACAGATAAATGGCGGATCTGGACTTTCACCTTCTGCAAAGTGATCATATGCAAAAGGAATACCCATTTCATCAAGCATCTGTAATATCTTATCCATCAGTGACCTCCCAGTGCTTTCGCTATTTCAGAATCCAGTGTTTCTACTGCGGACTGTTCTGCCTGTGCAATGTGTGGTCTTGCTGCCACTCTTCCACCACCTCGTTTTGCATGACCGTGTTCCAGAAGATGGGCCAGCTGATACCGATTCTTTGAATACACAGTTACTTCAAGAGAGTTTGATGTTTCCTTTGTTTTCTTCACCGACCAGCTCTTCGCATAAGCACCTGTATCCTTTGGTGCATTTTCAGATATCTCTTTTCTTACGGTATTTCCAGCTTTCCGGACAGCTTTTTTTACATCATCAGAAGCAAGGTCTGCATATTCTTTTAAACCTTCCATAATCTCATTGGCAAGGTTATCGATCTTTGTTGCCATTACTTCTTCCTCTCTTTCTCACATTTCAGTTTCAGACATTTCTTCTTGAAATTCATATGGTCAATGGATACAAGATTGTAGGTTATCCCCTCAAAGATTATCCTGTGTTTTGTTACATCAAGATCTGCTAATTTCCTGCACCATCTCACGGTAAAAGAAATATCCGAATCATCCACGATAAGACCTGCCACAGCTTTTTCAGAACCGCCCTCACCACTGACAGTGGCATAACATTGATAGAAATCCTTCCAGACACTTTTGTGATTGCCAATTTTATCAACTGCCACTTCATTTTCCTGAACTTTGATCTTCACATTCAAAAGTGCAATATTCATCAGAACACGCTCCTTCTCACACCTTCAAGAAGTGAACGAAGAGAAATCGTAAGCTGATGGTGGTCTGCATCTTCTCGGTGTTCATATAGATAAGCTACGGCATACATCACCGCTATCTTAAAGGATGGAATTTTCCCAAGTTCATCTACAGATAATCTGGCGATGTCTGCACAGAGGTTCTGCCCGGTTTCTATGAAGTTTTCAATTAACGCATCATCGTCCTCAAAGTCCACACGAAGATACCCTTTCATCTCATCAAGACCAACGATCATATCAATCACCACCTCTTAAAAGAATGTGACACCTTATGACTGGAATTCGCGGTCATAAAGTGCCACTGTTATTTGTTTTTAGGCTTTGCTAGTAGATGCGGTATCCTCCTTAAGCTTAAGTACCTTCACAGCCTCCGGAAGTACCAGTTTCCCATCCACTCTCTCCTTTGCCAAGAAACCGATCATTCCGTTGCCTGCAAAAAGCTCACGAAGTTCTCCGAAAGAACGAGAACCACGATCACCGATGTTGTAGTAACTATAATCGCCAAAAGCAATCGCATTGGTCGGAGCAAAAGAAGAAGTATGTACGGTATAGCCAAGTACTCTATCCGGTTCTCCTTCCTTGTAAGAAGGCTGCCAGATATATGCTCCGTTGTTATCCTTCAGCTTTCTAAGAGATGCCAGTGTGGCATCGTTCATGATGAAAGATGCACTCTTACGATACGGTCTTTTAAGTCCATATACGAGATCAATAAGATCATCGGACTTAATCGCTGCCGTAAGTGTTCCGGCGATCTGGCCGCCCTTGGTTTTGTCGAAGATACCGGTTGGTTTGCCCTTGCCGTCACCGTTTAAGAACGCATCCTCTTCGGCATTTGCCAGTGCCTTACCAAACTGAGTAATGATGTAATTTTCAAGACCGAAAGCATTATCATAAAGAAGCTCTTCTGTGACCTTAATCGCTACATGAAGCTTGTATGCATCCAGATAGATCTGATCAAAAGTTGCATCACCGAAAGTTAATGCTCCACCTTCCTCAATCCATGCAGCGGCGGGTTTTGTAGCTGCAATATTGATCTTGTGCTGTCCGGCAGTGGTAATCGTAGTGGCAAGACCACGCATAATATTCTCCCCATCCAGCACATCAATCAGTCTTCGGTCATACTCTTCCGGCACAAGGTAGCCACCATCTGCATCCACACCCTCCTGAAGTACATTGCTTACATTACGGAAGTTTGAACGCATCGCAGAGATCATTGCATCCCTATATTCATCCGAAGCACGTCCTGTCTTTTCGTTTTCCTGCTCTCCTCTAAATGGTTTTCCTGTAATCGGAGAATTAACAGGCTTGGAGAGTTCCAGCTCTCTTCGTTCTGCTCTTGTCTGACGGTCAATTGCAGTGGTCAGATCTTCAATTTCCTTTTCCATCTTGTTGTAGGCTGCGGTATCCTCTTCGGAAAGCACACCATTTTTATCCTCGTGAGTTTCCACAAAGTTCTTTGCGGTTTCCCACACCTTTGCTCTCTTTTCAATTAAATCTTTAATAGTCATAGTAGAATTCCTCCTTAAATGAATTTCTTAATAAAGTCCAGTCTCTCCTTTAGATCTTTTGCCGGAGTGCCATTATTTATAGGAGCAGGAATTTCTGCCTGCTTCGTTACAGTATCGTTAGACACCAAATAATGCTTTTCCAGCTTATTCATAAGAGCGTTGTTTACTGTCTTGCGTGAAAAAAGCATCGAATCGGAAAGTTTCTTGTTCTTCTCCTCTTCGGTGCTTTCATCATCTTCGTCCTCTTCTTCAGGATCTGTATTCGGTTTTGTTTCTGCTCTTGTAATGATGTCATCCGCAAATCCAAGTTCGATTGCCTTGTTGGCATCCATCCAGGTCTCTGCATCCATCAAATGACTAAGCTTTGCTCTTGTAAGACCTGTCTTAATCACGTAGGCATTGATGATGGATTCTTTCACTTCTGCAAGCATATCGATTGCCTTCTGCATTTCTGCATGGTCACCAAAGGCTACCGTGGCAGGGTTATGGATCATCATCATGGAAACCGGTGACATACGCACTGTGTTTCCAGCCATTGCAATGACTGATGCCGCTGATGCGGCAATGCCATCAATCTTGACGGTGACATTCCCTTTGTACTGCGAAAGCATATTGTAAATCTGTGCCGCAGCCACACAGTCACCACCTGGAGAATTGATCCATACCGTAATATCTCCACTTCCGGCATTTAACTCATCCTTGAAAAGCTGTGGTGTGACATCATCGTCAAACCAGCTTTCTTCCGCAATGGTACCGTACAGCTCAAGGATTCGTTCTATGTCCTCCTCGTTTTCCTGGTTTAGAGTCTTTCGGCTCCTCCAGTTCCAGAACTTCTTGTTCTTCATCTGTTTTCTCCTTTCTGTCTGATGTGTCTTGACTTGCAGCAAAGATACCTGCATCAGAAAGCTTGGTCATATTACCATTGATAAGATAAAGGTCACCGCCCAGTTCAGCAGGAATCCTGTCCAAATTTTCAAGTTCTCTTATATCATTGGCAGACATCCAGCCATTCTGTCTTGCAGTGGCATAACCGTTCATTCGGCTCTGATAATCACCACGAAGCAGTCCGTCCACATTAAACTTGATAAAATAATTTTTCTTTTCTTCCTCGGACAGCAGGGAACGGATCATATTCTGTTCCCATCTTGAAACCCAAGGATCCAGAGTATATTTCACAAACTCCAGTGACTGCTGCTCAATATTAGAAAAGCTCGACTTTTCAAGGTCGCCAACCATATGTGGTGGTACTCTGAATATCCTTGCAATCTCATCAATCTGAAATTTTCTAGTTTCTAAAAACTGTGCTTCGTTTGGAGAAATAGAAATCGGTGTGTACTTCATTCCTTCTTCCAAAACAGCCACCTTATGTGAATTTGCACTGCCGCCAAATGTCTGTGACCAGCTGTCCCTTACTTTTGACGGATCCTTTAATGTTCCCGGATGTTCCAATACACCACTTGGAGCTGCACCATTGGCATAGAATTTACTTCCGTATTCTTCGGCCGCAATGGCAAGACCAATAGCATTTTTAGCCATTGCAATGGGTGAATACCCTACTAGTCCGTCAAATCCAAGTCCTGGGATATGCATCACCTCATCGGGTTTAAGCCTTACGATTGCCCCTTTATTGGTCGGTGCATCATCGGAGCTGACCTGGTACTCGTAATACAGATGTCCCTGCTCGTCTCTATCCACTTTCATTCTGTCCGGCATCAAAGGGTACAATGCTATTACCTCACCTTTACCGTTTCTAATGATCTGTGCGTAGGCATTGCCCCAAAGCAGCAGATGCGTCATTAGTGTTTCCCGAAACACAAAACTTGTCATTTCAGGATTCGGCTCATCGTGAAGCAATGTATACAGCGGGTGCTCTATTGCTTTTTCCTTACTGCCATTTTCGTCATATTTATATAAATGTAACGGCAGGCTTGCGATTGCCTCCGACAGAATACGAACGCAGCTATATACTGCTGTCATCTGCATGGCAGAACGTTCATTGACTCTTTTTCCGGATGTAGATCCACCCATAAAAAAGCTGTATGCGCTTCCTGCTGTTCTGTTTGTGGGGGCATCTCTTGTCCTAAATAAACCTTTTAGAATTCCCATTCTGATTACTACCTTGCCTTTCTAAATTAAAATACCAAAAGTCCTCGTGTGTCATAGACCGACTCCGTCATTTCATTGCCACACCGAATTGCTCTATCCAGTGCCATGATCGTTGCAATAGCACCGTCAATCTTTTCTGTTGATTTTTCTTTATCCGCTTTAATGTTTCCTGCCGGGTCTGTCCGAATAAAGATATTATCCATATTCCACCTTAAAACTGGATGGCCGCCATGTACGATTTTCTTTTCCAGCACCAATTTCATCAGCTCTTTTGTAGGCGGACTCATATCCTTAAACCCTTGTCCAAACGGAACAACAGTAAATCCCATACCTTCAAGATTCTGCACCATCTGAACTGCACCCCAACGGTCAAAAGCAATTTCTCGGATATTGAAACGCTCACCGAGGCTTTCAATAAATTTCTCGATAAAGCCGTAATGGACTACATTGCCTTCCGTGGTCTGCAGATATCCTTTTCGCTCCCACAGATCATAAGGCACATGATCTCGTCTAACCCTTAGGTCTAGCGTATCTTCTGGCACCCAGAAATACGGCAGAATGATGTATTTATCTTCTTCATCAAGCGGCAGAAACACCAAAACAAATGCCGTAATATCTGTTGTAGATGAAAGGTCCAAACCTCCGTAGCAGATGCGTCCTTCCAGTTCATCTTCATCAACCTTATAGTTACAGGCATCCCACTTATCCATTGGCATCCATCGTACCGATTGTTTGACCCATTGATTCAGTCTCAACTGTCTGAAGGAGTTTTCTTCTCCCGGATTCTGCTTTGCGGAGTCACAGGCAGCTTTTACTTTTTCCATAGCAACCGTAATACCAAGGGATGGATTTGCCTTCTGCCACACTTTAGGATCTGTCCAATCTTCCGATTCATCTGCACCATAGATAACGGAGTAAAATGTCGGGTCTACCTTTCTTCCTGCCTGAATATCCAGTGCCTTCTGATGTATCTCATAGCAGATCGAGTTGGTATCATTTCCGGCTGTGGTGATCAGAAAATACAGTGGCTGCATTCTTGCATCACCACTTCCTTGTGTCATTACGTCATAGAGTTTTCGGTTCGGCTGAGTATGAAGTTCATCGAAAATTACTCCGTGCGTATTAAAGCCATGCTTATTAGCAACATCCGCTGATAGAACTTGATAAAAGCTGTTGGTTGGCTTATATATCAGCTTCTTTTGCGACTCCAAAATTTTGACTCTTTTCAGTAGTGCCGGAGAAAACTTCACCATATCCACGGCCACATCAAATACGATCTTGGCCTGGTTTCTGTCTGCTGCACATCCGTACACTTCGGCTCTTTCTTCGCCATCACCACATAAAAGAAGAAGTGCTACGGCAGCTGCAAGTTCTGATTTTCCCTGTTTCTTAGGGATCTCGATATATGCTGTATTGAACTGACGATATCCGTTTGGTTTTAACACACCAAATAAATCTCTTATGATCTGTTCCTGCCAATCGATCAGCTCGAATTTCTTTCCTGCCCATGTTCCTTTGGTATGGCATAGCTCCTCAATAAAGCTGACAGCGAAATCTGCCATCGTTTCATCGTAGTGCGAGGTATCCGCCATGAACTTGGTAGGCTTATAATCTTCTAATTTTCGCAAGCTGCATCACCTCCAAAATTGCATAAAAATAAGCCGCATCACTGCGACTGTCCAATATATATCGTAGAACGAGGAACACACCCTTGCGGGCGGTTCTTCTGAAACTTTCTGTTTTAGTTATATTCCTTCATCAAAATGGCAAGTGCCATCTCGGTTTCTTGGTCGGCCGGAGGAATATCCAATCCTCTGTCATAGTTATAGGCGATCTCACCGTCTCGCTTTAACATCAGCTTGGAAATCCTGCCGCCGTCCATACCGTAATCTTCGCTCGGCTCTTCGAAGTGTTTGACCCAGTAGTGGAAAATGTTGTTTGAAACCTTGATGCTTCCTTCTGCCCACATGCTTATCTCACCTCCATCTTGATTGCCGGAATTCTGGAATGCTCTCCGGTTTCCCAATCGGTGTATCTTGCGTTGACCGTTGCAAGTCCGTTCATGTAGATGCCGTTCTTTTCAAATTCTGCTAAGGTTTCGATAAGGCTTGAAAATGCAGAGCTGATGGTGAACTCTTTGATTCCTTCTGCTCTCATGCTATCTGCAATCTCTTTGATATCGTAGTCCCAAATAACTTCATTAAAATCAATAAGGTCGTTTTCAGATTCTTCTTTGGAAATTCTGTATGCCCAGTAAAGTGTGCTGTTAACTCCTGCATCTTTCAAGCTAATGTTTCCCTTTGCATTCATAAGTTCCTCAAATCTTCTGATTTCCTTCATTGTCGTTTCCTCCTAAGTGTGTTGTTTTCCCTTTCGGTAGTACTATATATCACTCTAAAGGCACATAATATCAAGTTATTTTTCGGCACATATGTGACAATTATTACAGAAGAATACTGTGCATATTACTCCTCGATTTTTCTGCATCGGTCCTCGCCATAGACTACATTTAATCCGGAACCATTATCCCAAGCAACCATAATGCTTGCTGTATCATCCACACCAAGAACAGTACCCTTTGTTCCAATTGGTGGTGCCTGCAAATCGTCCATACGGGTAAGCTCCACCCTACATCCGGCAGGATACTGCCTGCGCACTCTTGCTACAATCTCTTTACTTGGAAATCTCATCACTCAGAACCTCCTTCTTTGCTCCATTCTTAAATGCAGATGACCCTGTCAGATTCTTTAAAAGTATCTTTCGATCAGTTTTGTAGTTATCACCGATAAATCCAAGCCTTAAAAGGAAACATCGGAATGCGTATTTCTCATTGCTGACTTTCTTTTCTGTTGAGTTGATGCGTTTCTGTTCTTTACTCATCTTGCAGAGTGCTGCAATGAAATTCTGGTAAGCTTGGCAAGTTTCTGTATCCGGCACCTCGGAAAACCAAGGGAATGAAACTTTTTCCTCATCCATTTCGATTCGGATATCATCTACTCCCAAAGCTTTCTTAATTAATTCACCTTTTGCTTCAAGCAACTTCGTAAGGTTTCCGGCTGAAACATTCTCAAGCGGAATGGCCACCGTAAGCCCTGCATCTTCGCTCTGTGGCGTTTCTTCCGGCTCTTTGGGTACTTCCTTTTCTTCTGAAGCAAAGCCGCTGTCCGCAAGTTTCTTCAGCAGTTCTTCGATGTCCTTCGGAAAAATGTTCTCGTCAAATTCCAAGGCTCCAGTCTTATCTACTATGAGACCTCCAAAGTCATAAGCCGCCGTTGGCATCCCCTTATACTTTGGCTTTGTACCAAGGATTTCTCCAATTGCTGTAACCAGTGCTTTTCTCTCTGCTCCGGTTCGGTTAAATTCTACTCTCATTTATGAGTACCTCCTTTATTTTTCGGTACTACATATATCACTCTGAATCGCATAAATAGCAAGTCATATCTGTAAATATCCGAGTAAAATATGAACCGATTTATTCATCATAATTTTGTGCGTAATATGCTATTCCACCTCTTTCACAAGGTCGGAGTAAGCAATTTTTTCTCCGTTTCTTATAACAAATACATTTCCTGCATCCTTGGTATCTTCCACATATCTTCGCAAAATAACAGATGCATACTTCTCATCTAGTTCCATCGTATAACAGATACGATTAGTTTTCTCGCAGGTCATCAGTGTGGAGCCACTGCCACCAAAGGTATCGATAACAATTGCATTTTCCTGACTGGAATTTCCGATGGGATATGCAAGAAGGTCAAGCGGTTTTGATGTAGGATGATTCTTGTTCTTCTTTGGCTTGTCGAAGTTCCAAATAGTGGTCTGACTTCTTCCAGCACTCTTGCTCCAGTAATGCTTGCCATTCTGAAGGAAACCATAAAGCACAGGTTCATGCTGCCACTGATAATCCGATCTACCAAGCACCAGAGAATTCTTCACCCAGATGCAGCATCCCGACAAGTGAAAGCCCGCATCCACAAATGCTTTTCTGAAATTAAGACCCTCTGTATCTG